CATAGAGGGGCTACAATAGATTTAAATCCATAAAATATATTTTTTTCCATATATGGCTCGCTATTGGCCATATGGTACCAGGATTTAATCTATAAATGCAATAACAATCATTAGCATTGTTTTTATCTTAATTTTTTTTCTGGAGGATTTTCCTTGGTCTGGAAAGCAGGCCATAGTTGAATCAGGCCAGGCTTGACTTTATCTCTTGTTTCTGATAGTGTATACCTATGGATATCATACTAGCATTATTAGTGCCAGCCATACCATTAGGTTTAGTTACTTTATTATTATTAATGTGGAATAACGAGAAGCCCTAAACTGTCACAGCCTATACGTTGGCCATTTCTTATACATAACGGTGTAGTTCCGTCAGGAAAGCTCCTAGGTCCATAAGGACGCATATCAGATAAACACTTTATAATCAGTCTAAAAAGGATAAATAGTATTGCAGTGTTTCGTCACTGTATATCTCATTATACATTATGTAATCTGTTGAATTGCTTTTTTTATACAGTAGAGTTCTATGCTGATTTATAGAACGACTATGGCATGGCGGTGGCCACATAGTAAAAAAAACAAAAAGGATTACATGGCAAAAATGGCTAAGTATGCCTTGATGGCATTAAAGAAGAAATCGCCTAAAGTACCTAATTATACGTGTACTGATATTGATAATATAATTACCACTCTTGAAAAAATACATGAAGGCACGAAGAAGCTTACAAAGATAAGACTAGACGTTTTAGAACGTAAATTGGAGAGATTACGAAGTTCCAATGAAGCGCTAAGAGATAGTGGTATCTATTGGTATGGTGTCTGTAAGAAGATTATTAAAAGTGTTAAGAACGTTAAGAAGGCCACTTTAAGTAAAGTAAATAAAAAAAATCGGAAAAATCGGAATTATAACTCTGATTAGTCTAGGAGAGAAATAAAATGGGAGAATATTTTTTAGTTATCGTATTTTGTATGTTTGGCGAATGTCAGAATTTAGATTCACCAAAACCTTTTGCTAGTTATGGAGAATGTCACGAACAGGCTCAAGCAACAGCAATGATGATGAATAGACAATATCCAAATAGTACAGGTGAAATCTATTGTTTAGAGGAAGAACAATACAAGTTGTATCTGGAAGCGTTTAGTAAGGGTGCATAAATATGAGGTATGATAGAGAATACTTTTGAAAAGAGAAAACATGTTTTACATTATGATACAAAGAATATACCTACAAAGGAACAAATAACAGATATACTTTCAAAAGGTATACCTTTAACTACCAGTAAACAAAAGTCATTTGCTTTTAAAGCATTTGTTTTAGGACCTGATTCAGTAAGAAGTAATAAACTGTTATACCTTTGTGAAAAAAACAAGATAAAAAAAGATCATCAAGGTTTCAAAGCATTACCCTCACATAATCCAAATTCTGGATTGTTTCATGTGGGATCAGCACCTTGGACATTAATATGGACACCAAGAGTATCTTCACCTAATCCACACTATAAAAAAACTTTTGATGAAACAAAGTCACATTGGCAAATGGATGAAGCATTTTATGTAGACAACGAAAATAGAATGCAAGTATCTATAGAAGCTGCCATGATGGCCAAGATCATTGAGGGTCTTTGTTTAGATTCAGGTTGGGATTCTAGTTTTTGTTTATGTTATACTGCTCACATGCCAACTTGGAAATCTATTGTACCTGATATTGAATTTAGTCCAATTGTAATACAAACAATAGGAATAGCAAAAGAATATTACTGGAAAACATTAACACCTGAACAAAGTATAAATAATACCAATCCAACTATAGAGGACTTATTTAAATTCGTATGATAAAATTAACAAAAGGAGCTCTTGATCATTTAAAAAAATTAAAGGCCAAACACAACGTCAAATTTATAAGATTAGAAGTTAAAGGTGGCGGTTGTGCTGGTTTTGAATATAAGTGGAGTTTTGAAAACACAAAAGAAGAACACGATATAGTTGTTGATGATATATTAATAATAGATGACATGTATGAGATTTACTTGGTCGGCATGGTACTAGATTATAAAGAAGAAATATTTGGTAGTAATTTTGTATTTGAGAATCCAAATAGTAAATCATCATGTGGTTGTGGAACGTCTTTTAGTATTTAATAAATAGGTTTTATGATAGCAGAAATATATAAAAAAAGAGCTCACGTTGTGAATTACTCCTCGGAGATAATTCCTACTAGAAAAGAAATAGATGACATTTTACTAGAGTCTTTGCCTTTATCTACCAGTAAACAAAAAGCATTTGCTTTTAAAGCATTTGTTTTAAAACATGATAAAGAAAAAAACGATACACTATATAAATGGTGTGATGGTTTTAAAGTTGATCAAGATATTGACTACACAGCTAAAAAAGGTATAGAAGAAAAACATGTAACAAACAAAGGATTATTACATGTAAGATCAGCACCTTGGATAATAATATGGACACCTTTTCCTAGAGACCCTAATGCTTATTATAAAAAAGGATTTACAGATACAAATTCTTGGTGGCAAATGGATGAAATAGATTTGATAAAAGATGATTGTAGGGAACAATGTGCAATGGAAGGATCTATGATGGCTCAGATGGTTTTAGGTATTTGCCTTGAGAAAGGTTGGGATTCTTCATTCAATATATGTTTTCCAAGATTTGATTCAGAAAAATTAATAAAACATAATCCAAGATGGTTAGAAGGTGGAAAAAAGAAACAAAGAAGATGGACAGATATACACAAAGATATTACAATTACACCTTTCTTAATGCAATCAATAGGAAAAGCAAGTAGATATATGTATCAAGAAAGAACAGATAAACAAAGATTAATGAATACAACTCCTTCAATTGAAGATTTATTTGAATTTATATAAATAATAAAAAGTATATTATGGAAACAAACAGCCAAAAAATAAAAGAATACACAAAAAGATACGGTCAAGATGTCAAGGAAAATAGTTTCTTTGATAGAAGACATAGAAGATTAAATATTGATCTTTCTCATAGATGTCCTTTAGAGTGTTTACGTTGTGGTCGTCAAATAAGTTTTTTATTTAAAGGACTAAAAGTACCAGGTAGAGATTTAACTATAGAAGAATTTGAAAAGATAACGGATCATTTTAAAACTATATCATTTTGTGGTCAATATTCAGACCCTATACACCACCCAAAATTTAAAGAATTATTAGAAATATCAAAAAGAAAAAATGTTAGAGTAGAGGTACATGTTGCTTCTTCACTTAAACCAGAAAAAGCATACATTGAAGCTTTTAAAGCTTACCCACAGGCAGATTGGATTTTTGGTATTGACGGTTTACCAAAAGAAAGTAATAAGTATAGAAAAAACCAAGATGGGGAAAAACTATTTAAAATAATGTTAGAATCTAAAAAACACCTTATTACAAAACCATTATGGCAATTTATTATCTTTAGTTATAACGAACACAATTTAGATAATGCAATGCAAATGGCCAAAGATAATGATGTTGATTTTGTATTAATAAATTCAGCTAGATGGAGTGCTGATGATGATTGGTTAATGCCAAAAACTAGGAGAGAAATGGCAGATGAGTAAACTTGATAATAGATTAGGTGGAAAAAGAAGAAGAGCTGAAGGAGATATTGAATTAGATCCTTTATGTTTTAAAGATGAAATTGCTTTTGCAGTAACTAATCAAGGTGTATTAGTACCTTGTTGTAGATTTGACGACCCAGCAACTATGGGTGATCCTCAAATGAAACCTTTAATAGAAGCAAGTAAAATTTCTGAAAATAATACAGTAGATGATATTCTAAAAAAAGAAGAATGGAAAGAATTTGCAGATAACTTATCAAAGAATATAGGACCTCCGGCTTGTTTAACTACGTGTGCTAAGGCAAAAAAATATTCTCAAAATGTTGAATGGATAGATACATCAACAGGTAATGTTAGAAGTAAAGAAAAAAAATAAGGAGAAATATGAAAGTAGGATTTACATGCAGTACTTTTGATTTGTTACATGCTGGTCATGTACAGATGTTAAAAGACGCCAAAGATGAATGCGATTACTTGATTGTAGGATTACAAACTGATCCAACACTTGACAGACCAGATACAAAAAATAAACCGATACAATCATTGGTAGAGAGAAGTATACAACTTAATGCTATAAAATATGTTGATGAGGTAATACCTTATCAGACGGAAGAAGATTTAGAAGATATACTAAACATGTATAATATATCAGTTAGAGTTATTGGAGAAGAATATCAAGGTAAGAATTTTACTGGTAAAGATATATGCGTTAAGAAACATATAAAGATAGTTTACAATAAGCGTGAACATAGATTTAGTTCAACAGATTTAAGAAAACGTATCTCTGCCCATAATATTATGGGTAATAATGTTAATCTAAAAAATAAAGATTAACTATATCTAAAATAGTTGTTTGCTGAATTTCTGTAATAGATAGCAAAAGTATCAGCGCCATCCATATGACAGAAAGATTGAGGTCTGATATAATGCATTTGTAAACCAGTTTTGTATTGTGTTTTCATACCTGATTTTCCTCTATATCTGTATCTTATTTTCTTGGCATTTTTTTGTCTAGACACCATTTTAAAATACTTTAAATATTTAATTGGTATGCCAGCAGCTATACATGACCCTTTGTACTTAAAAGGGTCTAGCATATGTTTAACTAACAAGGGATTAACAATCTTTTCAAATACTCGTCTTGATTTATTATATTCTTTTTTCATAATTATCCTCTCAATCTTGATTGTGAATCCATATACAAAGGACCAGTCCATCTAACATGGTAATTACCATCAAGTACATTACCTCTAGCTTTGTTTAATGCAGGAGCATTAAAACCAGCAGCCTTTAATATGTCGCCTTTTTTAAAATGTTTAAAGTCTTCTTTTACGATAAAAGCAAATACTCCGTTTTCTTTTACAACTTTCATATACTTTTTACCTTGTGTTACTCTAACCATATTGTCCCAATTCTTAATTTGTTCTTGTGAATAAGTTGAAACATTACCATCTTTATCTGTAGTCCAAGAAATATAATCTTCTTTGGCACCGTTCATCATGTTTTTAACTCCTTCATCTAAAGAAGTTGCGTTTTTAGTTACTAATGACATTATTTGTCCTCCTTGTATAATTCTTGAGCATATAAAGCTAAGATATAAGACGCAACACCTATCAAGGCCATTGAAGCACCTTGTAAATATTTGTCTATTTCAATTGAACCTACGGCACCAACCATTGCTAAAGTACCGACTGTCGCCATTATTACCGACATGTATTCTATTATTTTTTTCATAGTGTATCCTTTTGTTTTTTTCATATTACTCGTCCACTATACCAGATAAATACAGTAAAGTCAAGAAAAAAAAGCGTAAAATATGAAAATAATTAAAATAATTGCAGTTTGTTCACTTTTTGTACTGGTTTCCTGTTCAAAAACTGTTGAGGATTGTAAAATTAAGCCGGATTTAGAAAAAATTAGCGAATCAGCGCTAAAAAATAAAGAAAATTTAAGTGAAACTGAGCTAAAACATGCTCAAATGTCTTGTAAATTTTAATTATAAATAATATTATGGTAAATTCACAAATTTATTGTCAAAATTGTGGACACGAATCGCATTGTGGCAAAAATTGTTTACAAGATTACGGAGAATCACAAAAAACCGTATGTTGTACACATTGTAGTTGCGAAAAAGACAATGATAATTGGGAAGATACTGTAAAATACGATTTAAACAATGAAGATTTATTTAATGGAGCATAAAAATGGCAAAAATGAGAATATTTAAGTTTTGGAATGAAGCAGGTGATGAAAAAGAGAAAGAAGCGATGAGTTTGAAAAAGGCAGTAATGTCAGTTCAAGGCGATTTTAAAGATAAATGGATAGGAGCTGAATATATTAGTAAAAAAGGTAAAAATATTAGCACCTCTATACAAATACCAGTTGGTAGAAAAATTAGAGAAGCGGCCAGAGTAGAAAAAGCAAGAGCGGCTGCTAAAGCTTTAAGAGAAATGGGGAGATAAATGCCGTCAATCTGTAGGAAAGGCGATAGTTTAAGTACCGGTCACATATGTACTGGTACAACAACACTAGATACGCCTGGCCAAAGTACAGTTCGGGCAAATAGTATATTAAGCGCAAGAGTGGGTGACCCAACAGTAAGTCACCCTTTCCCACCGGCACCTCCTTGTGCCCCTCACGTTGCAAACGTTAATGTAGGCAGTTCAACAGTTTCAGTCTGTGGTAGTCCAATAGCTAGAATAGGTGATAGTACAGACGCTGGAGCAATGACTTCAGGTTCTTCAAATATCTTTGCTGGTTAACGTATAAATATATACGTAATGCCAAATTTTGATAGTAGTAACACTAACAACAGTAAACGAGCAAATAGAATCTATAAAGACTTGGATTTGAATTTTGGTCGTAATGTAGTAACAGGTGATGTAAATAAATTGACCGATGTAGAGGCCGTTAAAAGAAGTGTTAGAAATTTAATTAATACTTCTCACTTTGAGAGACCTTTTCATCCAGAAATTGGCAGTGATGTTAGAAGAATGTTATTTGAACCAATGACACCTCTTACAGCACTTAACTTACAAAGAAAAGTTGGCGAAGTTCTAAATAATTTTGAACCTAGAATAAAATTAGTACAAATTTTAGCTAGACCAAATTTAGATAGAAATAGTTATCATTTAACAATTATGTTCTATGTTATAGGTTCATCGGAGCCGATAACAGTAGAAACATTTTTAGAAAGATTAAGATAAAATGGCAAGCAATAAACTAGTAGTATCTGATTTTGACTTTGATAACGTAAAATCAAATTTAAAAACATTTTTACAAAATCAACCAGAATTTTCAGACTATAATTTTGAAGGATCAGGCTTTGCCGTTCTTTTAGATACATTAGCATATAACACACACTATCTTGGCTTCAATGCTAATATGTTAGTTAACGAAACTTATTTAGATAGTGCAGATATAAGAAAAAATATAGTCGCATTAGCAAAGATGATAGGATATACACCATCATCTGTTAGATCGCCAGTATCAACTATTGACATAACAGTAAACAACGCTTCAGGTTCAAGTATCTTAATGAATAAAGGTACAACGTTTACGAGTTCAGTAGATGGCACAGGTTATAACTTTTTAACTAATGAAGATATTACAATTACACCTTCAAATGGTGTTTATAAATTTTCAAACGTTAATTTACACGAAGGTACTTTAGTTACTTTTAAATATACAGTTGATAGTACAGATACAGATCAAAAGTATATAATACAAAATTTAAATGCTGATACTTCTACTTTAAAAGTAACAGTTCAAAACTCTGTATCAGATTCAACATTAAACACTTACACATTAGCTACAGGTTTAAGAAATATAACAGATACATCTAAAATTTACTTTTTACAAGAAACAGATAACGATAAATTTGAAGTTTATTTTGGCGATGATGTTATTGGTAAAAAATTAGAAGATGGTAATATAGTTATATTAGAATATATCGTTACAAACAAAACTGAAGCTAACGGTGCTAAAACTTTTGAGTTAGCCGGTAGTATCGGTGCTTTTAGTAACGTAACTATATCTACTAAAGCAAATGCTCAAGGCGGATCAGAGGCCGAAACAAAAGAGTCTATAAGATTTAATGCGCCTTTACAATATACAGCACAAGATAGAGCAGTTACAGCTACAGATTATGAATCAATAGTTAAGACATTATATCCTAATGCATTATCAGTTAGTGCTTGGGGAGGAGAAGACGATGAAACACCGGTTTATGGTGTTGTAAACATTGCTATCAAAGCAGCTTCAGGTTCTACTTTAACAGAAACAACAAAAGCCTCTATTGTAAAAGGATTAATACCTTACAACGTAGCTTCAGTTAGACCAGCAATAGTTGATCCAGAAACAACGTCAATTATATTATCAAGTGTGGCTAAGTACGACAAAAAAGGTACTAGTAAATCTGCCGATACTATCAAGTCAGAAATAGTTACGGCTGTTACAAACTATAACACAACTACTTTACAAAAATTTGATGGTGTGTTTAGATTTTCTAAATTAACAGGTTTAATAGATGATGTTGATACAAGTATACTATCTAACATAACAACTGTTAATATGAGAAAGAATTTTACACCAACTATAGCGTCTTCAACAAAATACGATGTGTATTTTAGAAATGCAATTTATAATCCTCATTCAGGTCATTCAAGTGTATTATCATCAACTGGTTTTAAAGTTACAGGCAGTAATAATGAAATGTTTTTAGATGATGATAGTAATGGTAACGTTAGAAGATATTATCTAGTAAGTGGTGTTAAAACTTATGCTAACAATACACAAGGTACTGTTAATTATGAAACAGGTCAAGTTACTTTAAACTCATTGAACGTAGCTTCAATATCAAATATAAGAAATGCTGTTTCCAACGTTATTGAAATTACAGTTAAACCAAATTCAAACGATATTGTGCCTGTTAGAAATCAAGTGGTAGAAATAGACGTTACAAACTCAAATATAACTGTAGAGGAAGATACATTTGTTGGTGGTTCATCTGAAGCCGGCGTAGGCTACAATACTACAACAAGTTACTAATTTAGCCAATGGCAAAATTTGATAATAAAATATCCAACTTAATAAACACTCAATTACCAGATTTTGTTGTTGATGATCACCCAAAATTTGTAGAGTTCTTAAAAACTTATTATCAATTTATGGAAGCTGCCGAGTTAGGCGTAACTTCTATTGAATCTACAGACGGAATTAATTTAGAAAATCAAACAGGCGTACAAAACAATTTAGTATTAGATGGTGGTTCACTTGGTGCTGAAAATACTCAATTAGACCTTGATGATAAGATAATATTAGAAGATAGTAGTTTTGGTAAATTTACATATAAAGAAACTATAACAGGACAAACTTCTAAAGCAACTGCTGTAGTATTAACTGAAGATTTAGATTCAAATAGACTATTCATAACATCGCAAGACAAATTTATAACAGGTGAAATTGTTAAAGGCGAAAGTTCTAACGCTCAAGCAGTTGTTAATACATATAGACCTAATCCTGTTCAATCTATTCAACAATTAACAAATTTTAGAGATCCAGATAAAGTTATTTCTCAATTTTTAGATAATTTTAGAAATGAGTTTTTTAAAACTATTCCAGATAATTTATCTTCAGGAATAAACAAAAGAAATCTAATAAAAAATATAAAATCTTTATATAAGTTAAAAGGTACACAAAAAGGTCACGAAGTATTTTTTAGAATACTTTTTAACAATCAATCTGAAACATTTTATCCTAGAGAACAAATGTTAAAAGTATCAGATGGTAAATGGAATACACAAACAGTTTTAAGAGTATTAAGTACACAAGGAGAAACTTTAAGTTTAATAGGAAGACAAATAAAAGGAAGAACATCAAACGCAACGGCAATAGTAGAAAATGTTGAAAAATTTTATGTTGGTGCTGATGAAGTTTCTGAAATTACTATAAACAAAGAAACTCTTGTAGGTACTTTTGCTGTAAGTGAAACTATAGAGGGTACTGAAAGTGATCAGTCAGATTATTACATTCTAGCTACTATTACAGGTGTACCAGGAACAAAAACAATTAATAATGACGGTAACCTTTATACTACAAATGATATAATAAAAATTTCAGGAGGAGGTCAACAAGCCTCTATGCAAATTAGCGATGTTGGTTCTGGTAAAATAACTGAAATAGTTGTTGATAATGGTGGATCAGGATACAAAATAGGAGATATTTTATCTTTTGATAACACAGGTACTTTTGGTAGTAATGCTTCAGGTGTTGTTACAGTTGTTAACGGTGCAGTTTCTAATGAAGATACTGATCATATTGTACTAGAAGAAGAAACATCTGCCGGCGATCATCTTACAGGAGATAAAATTGTTTTTGAATCAGGCACAGGTACAGGAGATATTACAGATATTTATTTAACAAATGGTGGTGACGGTTATAAATCTTTACCAACTGTTACTGTAACGTCTGATTCAGGTACAGCTTCGGAAATATTAGCATATGGTAATAATGTAGGAAGAATTTTAGGAATAAAAACATCAAATTTAGGTATTAAATACGAAAATTCTCCTTCTCCATCTTTAGCATTCATAAACAACTTATTTTGTACTACAGTTGCAGGTACATTTACTAATGGAGATACAGTTACAGGTGGCAATTCAAGTGCTACAGGATTAGTTTCAGGTTGGGATTCTTCTAGAAATATATTAAAATTAAAAGAGGTTTCAGGAACCTTTCAAGCAAACGAAACAGTAACATCTGGATCAGGTAGTGCAGTACTTAAAAATATAGATGTAGCTTCAATAAGTTTAGATGTAACTGGTGTAGTAGACACAGACGGAAAATTCTTAAATGAAAAAGGTCATATTTCAGAAACTACAATGAAAGTACAAGATAGTTTATATTATCAAGATTTTTCTTATGTATTAAAAGTAGGTAACTCAATTAATTCATGGAGAGACGCATTTAAAAAAACAATGCATACTTCAGGTTTTTATTTTACAGGACAAGTTAATTTAGAAAGTAGATTAAATTTGAAAAATAAAATAGCAGAAGCTATTAATACAGGTGTAGATGGTACACCTATAAAACAAGTATTGAGTTTATTATTTACTTCTATGTTTGGTAGAAGATTAGGAACAGTAGATGACAGTTCTAGTTTAAGATCAAATCCTCAACAAGATGTTTCTTTTTATGGCACCAATACAAGAGCTGTAACTTTAAGACGAGAACCTATTGGTGTTAGACTAAATTTAAGATTAAGAAGAAAAGTTGGAACAGGTATACTACCTGATTTAAACAGTATTAATATAAGTCAAGGATTTGCATATTGTGGACCAAGTTTTGGTTCAATAAACAAATATGCTAATACAGCATATGGTGTCACTGGTAATAGATCAGGTGGTATCAATGGTACAACTGGTATTACTTTTGCAGTTTTAAATGATTTAAAAATAACTGGTACTAGATCAAGTCTAGATGGTACAACAGCATTATTAAAAACGATAACTGGCAATGCCGGGGGTGGACCAAATGAAGATGATTTTGGAAGGATGTTAAAGACCAACTTTACTTTTCCAGCAGATATTACATTCCCAGGAGAAGAATCGTTTAGTGGTACTACCAATAAATTTGATAGCACTAATGAAAAATTTGACCAAACAAATGTATAAATATAACTATAAATAGAGATAGAAATGGCAAAACAAACAATATCAATCGGTTCAGCACCAAATGATGGACAAGGTTCTACAATAAGAGCCGGTGGTGATTTAATCAACGATAACTTTAACGAAATTTATACTGCTTTTGGAGATGGTACTAATTTAAGTTCTGGTTTTATTGTAGGTAAACTAGGAGGTACTAATTTTTCTAATAGTATCATCGTTGGTCACTCTACAACAGGAACATTAAGTAACGCCACACAGAATACTTCTATTGGCTTAGCAGCTATGGACGCTATAACTTCAGGAAATAGAAATACTGTCGTAGGTTATCAAGCGGCTACTAGTCTACAAGATGGTGAAGATAATATTGCTATAGGTAAAGATTCAATGCAAAGTGCAGTATCTCCTTCAGGTAACGTTGCCATCGGAACAAATTCTTTAAATGCTAATATATCATCGGTTGATAATACTGCCGTAGGTAATGAAGCAGGTAAATTAGTAACAGGAAGAAATAATACTTTTTTAGGTGCTGAAGCCGGAAATAATGTTACAACAGGATCAGGAAACGTACTTATAGGTAGTACTCAAGCAGATTCAGCTACAGGTGATAGACAACTAGAAATTGCTGGAAATGATGGAACAACACATACAGTTTGGTTAAAAGGAGCTAGTACAGGTGAGGTTACTGTAGTAATGGATCCTGTTTCAAATTTAGGTGTTGCTACTAAACAGTATGTAGATAGTACAGCTGCCGGTTTAAATGTACACGAATCAGTTGCAGTTGCAACTACACAAAATTTAGCTACCGAAACAGGTGGAACAGTTACATATAATAACGGAACATCGGGTGTTGGAGCAACTCTAACATTGAGTTCAGCTATGTCAACTTTAGACGGTTACAGTTTAGTAAATGCAGATAGAGTTTTAGTTAAAGATGAGGCAAATCAAGCACATAACGGTATTTACGTAAGAACAAGTTCAACAGTTTTAACTAGAGCTACAGATTATGATCAAGCTTCTGATGTTCAAGCAGGAGATTTTGCTTTTATAGCAAACGGAACAGTAAATGATAATAGTTCATTTGTACAAACAACTCCAATGGTTACTATGGGTACTACTAATATGACTTGGTCTCAATATGCTAAAGCGGGAACAGGTACTATGTCTACTCAAAATGCAAATGCTGTTAATATTACTGGTGGATCAATCAGTTTATCAGCCGTTTCAAATACTCAAAGTCTACTAGTAAAAAACTCTAGTGGTGCAACATTAAAAACAATTTATGGAACATCTTCATAGGAAGTATTATAAATAGGAATAACAATTATGCCAGCGATAATAACAAATAAATTCAGAATTAATAATAGTGAGCAGTTTCACGAATCTTTCACGGAATCTTCTCCAAATATTTACTATCTAGGTCTAGCAAGACCACAAGCTTATGGTACATCTACAAGAGGTGATGGCCGAACAGATTACGAAGGAACAGACGCAAATCCAGTAATACCAAGTGATACTGTAGTTACAGAATTTACTACTTTTGATGATTTATTAGCTGCTAAAAAAATTGCAAGTTCAGATGTTAGTTTTGCAATACCAAGAAGAAATTGGACAACTGGAACAACATACGATATTTACAGACACGACTATGGAGAATTTGTTACAGGTAGTACTTCTACAAAAAATACAGCTAATGGTGGTGCAACAACTTTACATGACGCTAATTTTTATGTGTTAACTACAGATAGAAATATTTACAAGTGTATTGACAATGACGGTAATACTGCTTCAACAACAGAACCAACAGGAACAGGTAATGCTGTTATAACAACTGCTGATGGTTACAAATGGAAATACATGTACACTATGTCAGCTTCTCAACAATCAAATTTTTTATCAACTGACTTTATGGCAGTTTCAACTAACTCAACTGTTAGTTCAGCCGCTATAGACGGTTCAATTGATTGTATAAGAATTAAATCAGCAGGTTCGGGTGGAACAAACGGAACACATTCAGTAACAATCAAAGGTGATGGATCAAGTGCAACAGCTAATGTTGTAGTTGCTGGTGGTATTATTACAGAGGTAACTATGACTAACGTAGGATCAGGTTACACTTTTGGTACAGTTTCAAACGCAGAAATAGTAACTGCTGGTGCAACAAACTTAACAGGTGCAGAATTAGATGTGATTATATCTCCAAAAGGTGGTCACGGTTTTAATGCAGTACAAGAATTAGGTGGTTTCTTTGTAATGTTAAATATAAATTTAGAAGGAACAGAATCAGCAAACTCTGGAGATTTCCATGCTGGTAACGACTTTAGAAAAATTTGTTTAATCAGAGATCCAAAAGCTTCAGGTTCAGCTGCAAGTGCTTCAACTTTAAGAGGTACTAAAGCAGTAAGACTAGCAGCTTCTCCTACACCAGGAACATTTACAGTTGATGAAGAAATAAATCAAGCAACTACAGGTGCAGTAGGTAAAGTTGTAGAATGGGACGCAACAAACAGAATTTTATATTATATGCAAACAAGACACAATGACGCCGGCGTTGACGCTAATGGTAACTTGACAGCATTTTCTAGTACACATGTAATTACTGGTCAATCATCTTCAGCAACAGGAACACCGGACACAAGTGTTTCAGCAACAGTAAACAACGTTGTATTTTCAGGTGGGTATTCTGCTTCTGAAATAGATCATGACTCTGGCGATGTATTGTACATAGAAAACAGAGCACCTATTCAAAGAGCAACAGACCAAACAGAAAATATTAAACTAGTTATTGAGTTTTAAA